GTAGGGATATCGCTCCACTGTCGTATTGTTTGTTGAGGGATGATGCAATGGTCCCCGCTTTCTTGGATGCTTCGGTAAAACTATTGACTGCCTTGGTGCTGGATTTCTGTATAGGCAACGTCCCGTTCAGCGCAGACTGATAAGTAGCGTGCCTTTTTATCATCTCAGAAAGAGATGCATTGCCCGCATCGTATGCTTTGTTAAGATTGTTTGTGAAAGGTGCGGCTTTTTTAGATGCGTTCGTGAATTCACCAAGAGCTTTGACCGTCGCCTGTTGCTTCGGTAGGGTCCCATCCAAGGACGATTGATATGTACTATGCGCCTTGATCATGTCCTGCAATGATACCTTGCCGGCATCGTATTGTTTATTGAGGGATGTCGCCACCACCCCCGCTTTCTTAGATGCAGAGGTAAAACCTTGAGTTTCTTTTGTAAGACTCTGCTGTACTGGGAGTGTTTTGTTTAATGCAGATTGGTATGTGGCCTGCTTTTTAACCATCTCAGAAAGGGAAATAGACCCTTCGTCGTATTGCTTGTTGAGCTTGGAGACGAAACCCACTGTGTTTTTAGACGCTTCAGTAAAGGCTTTTTGAGAAGATACCGCCTTCCCCATACTGGCTTGATAAGTGGCTTGCTGTTTAATCATTTCTTGCAGGGAAATGGCGCCATCGTCATATGCCTTATTGACTTGGTTGATAACCGGCCACCCTTTTTTCTTGGATGCCGTAAACTTATCAAAAGAAACAGTACCGTTGGTTACGCTTTTTATCTCATCCGCAATGCTGTTCCGCGTTGCATCGATCTGGCCATTCAAAACTTTTTGAGTGATCGTCGCAAGATTTGTTGCTTCTTTAAATTTCGCCCATTTTTGCTGCGCAATGCCTACCTTTTCAGAAGTTGTATTAAGTGCATTTGATGCTGTTGCAAAAGTAGATGATTGGTTGCCGACCTCCCTCGTTAATTGACGAATCACCTTGTCGGCTTTATACATAGCCTGTTCGGTGTCTTTGACCTTTAGAGCGTTGTCTTTGTAATGCTTGGATAGTTCAGATAAAGTTGTGGTGAACCGTTTTCCGTTTGACTCCGCCTTCACCATGGCTTTTGCATAAGTGGACAAAGATTCGCTGGCAGTTCCAGTCGCCTTTTCAGCCTTATTCGCCTGCTTAGACAGATCCGCCAACGCCTGGGTGCCACCGGACTTCTTAATGCCGGCCAGCGACTTGTTTAACCCATCTACGAGGGTTTCAAGCCGCTTTACCGCCGTCTCAAATGACTGATCCAGTTCTCCCTTAAACAGTGTCCCAAGCGTCAGCTTATCCATGATTACCTCTTATCTATTGCTTCCTTGCCACCCAATGGGCTATCCACCTCAACCCATGCCTTATGGCGTCCCATCATTTCTTCCGTCAGTCGTTGTCTTTCTTCCATGGATAAATGGTTGTATGAATCCGGGTCCCCAGGCGTTCCACCAGAGACTTGTTTCGGCTTTGCGGTTTTTGTAGGTTCGTCATCAAACTTAACCCCATGGAATGCTCCTTCCATTTTGAGCCTGTCAACCATCCGCTTTTCCGTATGCTCAAACAACGTGAGCATCTGTCCGAATGTTACGCCGCCGTCTCGGTAGGACTTTCGGTAGAAGTCGTCAAGGCGGTAGGCGTATCGTTCGCAGACGGTTGTGACGGCCTCTCCGATTGAAACAGTTCCTTCACTTTCTCGGAGAGGCTTTTGAAGTTTTTTGCAACCGACCCATAGTTCACATCAAAAATGACGTCCGCAATTTCAACGGCCTGCGTGTTACTCAGATCGTTCAGTACGGATTCGTCTTCTTCCGTAACCATGGTCAGGATTTTACTCAGGTTCTCCTGAAGCATCTTGACAATGAAAGAGACAACGGCCACATCACCACCGCCTGCCTCTATCTGGGCCTGTGCCGATTTCGTCACCATCTCGGTCAACGTCAACTGGTCCGCCATGGAAAGCGGGTAAATCGTGATTTTCCGTAAATTACGGATACCGATCTCGACATCCGTAATTTGTGGATTCAACCTTGCTTGTTCTTCCGGCATAGTCTTTCTCCTTATTTTCGTGCCGGGGCCAGTCCCCAGCACGATTTATCTAGGGTTTACGCCCAGGCAATACGACCCAGCGGTTTATCGTCCCAAATGGCGTTTCCGCCGGAGACGTCGCTGGAAGCGTTCTTGGACTCAAAGGTTACGGTCACAGCCGCAGAATCCTCAGTGGTGAAGTCCGTTTCCACATTTGCGGACACCTGCGCTCTCGGAAAAATGAACGTCATGGTGTTGCTGCCGTTGGGGTAGGTGTAAACACCTTCAACCCGCAGGTAATCCGGCGCGGTACGACCACCCAGCACAATCTCTCCGGAATGGGCTTCGTCGTAATCGCTCGCGGGATCAATCCCGTTGGCCAGCGCCATATTGTACGGGGTGATCTCCCTGAACGCACATTCAAGGGCCGCGCCTTCACGGATCGGAACCGTGTAGTCCTCGATCAGGGGAAAGCCGGATTCCAGCTTGTACCAGTCGGTGTTCCCCACGAATTTGGTGTTTGCCAGTGCCCCGATAGAGTCACTGGAGGTGAGTGCCGCACCCGGTTGTGCAATGTAGGTACTGGATGTACCAACACGAATCTGCATCAAACCGATTGCAACGGTGGAAGTGTCTTTGGTTACGGGTCCTTGTCGAGCCATAATCGTTCTCCTTTCAGCCGGTAAACGGCGTCAAAAATCTTCAAATAGCCGGATTTCAGTAAGAACTGATTGTGTTCGGTAGGACCGATTGAAAAGCTTCGGGATTAGCCGATTGAGCGTTTCTGTTCTTCCACGAACGGGAAGTAGTTTAAAATGTTGACGTGGCCACAGGTGCGCCGAAGGCACTTTATTTTCAGGTTCCCGTGGATTGTAATGTCTACGGGTGGGTTCCCCGGATCGCCAGGGTTCCTGCCGAAGACAAAACGATAAAGACCGTTTGGAAGTCTCTCTATCAGCCTCTTACCACACTCTTCGCAAACAATAAAGTTTTTTTCACTCATATCTATACCTTGGAAGAGAATCTTAAAGTAACGGTTAAAATTTTGAACTTGGTGCCGTCCTCTGTTTCGAACTGCCTGGACTCCATGACGTCCTGCACCAGGAAGCCCCCAGGCTGTTGCGTCCATACACCGGAAGCGCGACTGCGGTATAGCGGGAACCTGGCCATGCCGTCCGTCTGCGTATTGTCCGTAAGGTAGCTAAACGCCTTATCTCTCAGCTGCGCCAGCTTAAAACCTTCTCCATCGGACCGGGTACAGCAGTAGACATTCAGAACGTGGGTCGATAGATCGCTCAATCTCATATCACCAAAGTTGATACTCACCCATCGGTCAACGGAATGGCCTTGGACGTTGGGTGTACTCAGATACTTGTCAAAAGACAGCTGGACACCCTCGGTTTTATAGAGTGTGTCCACAAAGTATTTTTTAATGGAGTCCCGAATGTTGCTTTCCTTGGCTGTGGCATCAAGAGACATATTTCATCCTCGAATCCAGGTTTATTTGAACGCTGGTCATCCGTCCGTCTATCCTGCTAAGGATTACGTCCCGAATCGGAACACCCGTTTCCCGTTCCAGTCGTGACATCTCTCGATACAGCATGTGCGCCAGGTGTGACGCTTTTTCATTTGCCGATGTCATTGGACACCTCGTTCAGTAATTTGAAAAACGTATTTTTAAGGAACTCCGTAGAGTCCACCGCTTTCGGTTCGTCCCCGTCAAACTTAATCTCAGCGTTTTCCAAGGCGTCAAGCGTCATGTTGATTTCCTTTACACTCATCTCAAACGTCACATGGATATCCTTGGGTTCTATATTGACAACTCTCATCGCCAGTCCGCCTTTATGCGTTTTTTCATTTCTTCGCCCCGCTTCTGCCATCCGTCCTTGGCGTACTCTTTCATGGTGGGTTCAAATACAGGCCGGCGGTGTTCCTCAACCCGTCCGTACATCTCAATGGACTTGGGTGGTCCCTTCGGGCCTGACTTGCCTTTACCGAACCAACTCTTCCCGCCTGAATCCATTGCTCCAGGCTGAACGCCGCCCAGATACCCATCACCGAAGCGGTGTGCCCCCAGAGATTTCACAAGATCACCCCGGAGCTTCCACGGAGAAGGATACCCCACCCAGCCATACTCATACTTCCAGTTTCGATACCGCTTGCTGTACGGTGGGCTTGGGTGAGTTCGCTTCTGAATGTTTTCCATGACCAGCTGATAGTAGTCCACGGCACACTTAAACTGCATGGTGTCCTTCCCTTGTGTTTCAATGGTTTGGCGAATCCTGGCCAACGCATTGAACAGTCGTTTTTTGTCGGACTCTTTCACTTCAAGCTTTATCATGGACCCACCCGTTTAAAACCTTCTCGAACCGCACTTCCTGCTCCGGCATGAGAGACCCGTCTCTTAGCGTAATATGTCGCCTGAATATCCGTGGCGAATGGGAAGCGGTTTTGCCGTCCGTCTTAAAAAGAATCAGCACATCCGCATTCGACTCTTTCAAAAAAACTTTTAACCCTTCCTTCAACCGCTCATCGATCATTTCATCGTCGTATACAACGCCGTACCAGTCTCCCCTATCCGTACTATTGATTTCGTCTAAACTCGCAACACGGTGGACCTCAGAGGCCAGAGCACCGAAGGAATCGACGGTTTCCCGTTCGTCTTTTGGGTCTGCACAACCGTTCACTACAAAAAGCGTCATCATCGCAGCAACTCCGGGTTTTTAAACTCCGTTTCCAACTCGTCACGCCATTGTAATATTTCCATACCGGACAAATGTTCCGTTCTGGCCATGGGTTTGTAATCCCCAGGCGTTCCCTTGTACCACCCCGGTTTTCCATTGTACTCAAACTGAATCCCCCATTTTTCAGGATTAGCAAATATCTTAGACCCAGGCATGGGTTGAAAAACTGAGATGTCCAGATCATCCGGTTCCGCCTCGTATATCCAATCTACCGTTTCCATGAGGGTATCTATCCGTTCACCCGGCAACCCGACAATTAAGAACGCCTTGGCGCGAATCCCGTGGTCATGCAACCGTTTCACGGCATTCGTGTTCTGCTCCCTTGTGGTACCCTTCATATTCCTTTTAAGGATCTCCGTGGAACCGCTTTCGATCCCGATACCCACCTCAACATCCCCCATCTGTCTCAACAACTCACAGGTACGATCATCTAAAAGGTTGCTCCTGGCAAAGCACCGGAACTTGTATTTCCCACCAATTAGCTCGACAATCTTTTCCAGCCGTTTCTTGCTGGCCACGAACACGTCATCAAATATCATGAACGCCTTATAGCCATACGTTTCATGGATATGCTCAATCTCCGCAACCGTTCTCTCGGCAGACTGCATCTTGAACTGATTGTCTATCTTGCCGCAGAACGAGCAATTATACGGACAGCCACGGCTTGTCATGATTGGTGTGGCCGGCTCATTGTCCACCAGGTAATGATACTGTTGGATTGGCAGAGCGTCCCTGTCCGGGAATGGGTAATCATCAATCTCAGGCCGAAGATTGAAGTCAAGCTTCCGCCCAAGCAACTGCTCCATGAACTTCATTAACGGGTTCTCACCGTATTTACAGGCGACATGGGTAAACCCACGGCGCAGGCACTCTTGCGGCATGTGGGTGGCATGGGGTCCCCCCGCAATGACCTTTCGGCCTTCCATATTAAACTGTTTCGCAAGTTTGAACGCTTCATCCCGTTGTGGTGTGGTGAAGGATATCCCGATAATATCCGCTTCAGCCATGTCCGGTGTATGACCGATGCCCAGGTCCAGGCATTGCACCGACACCCCGTGTTGCTTCAGGTAGGCAGACAGGTACAATATCCCAAGCGGTGGAAATACGGCCTGGTCCAACAAGAACGGGCTTTGCGGAAATATCAGTGTGATATCAGGCTTCAAGGTACACCTCCAAAAGTTTCAGGACCTTCTTGTGGTGGTCCCGATTGGCCTTTCGGCATTTGGCAAGAAGTCCTTTCGCCGGTTTCGGCATGGCAAAGAACTTGCTTGATTTTTTGTTGTGATAAACGACTTCCCGACCCAGGAGCATGGCCCAATAAGCGCCATGATAGGAATCAGTATGGACAACCTTTGTGCTTGCGATCATGTCTATTAGATAGACAATATCAGCGCTTGTGTGGCGCATACCGTTCATCCCCATGGAATCGCCATGCCCAACAAAGCACTCATCCCTTTTAACCCCTCGCCTTTTCAACAAAGGACTCATGCAACTGGCGCACGGCACCCACGGCAAAACGGTCCCCATATCTCGCACCCCATGCAGCCGGAACTTATTAATAAACGACTCAGGGTAGGCAATTGTGTTCATGCCATGGACGTTATGCCCGACACCCCAGGATACCAGCCACGGGGATAGTTCACATAAGTCCTCAAGGTACTGCATGACTCCGTGGTTGTAATCCGGGGATGGTAGGTGGATCAGACCGCCGCCGCCGTAAATGATAAATTTTCCCCGCAGCTCATCCGGATCGTAATCGTCCACGGCAACCTTTTTGACTTCGCATGGGAACTTAAAGTAATCCAGCGGAGACGCCATCGCATCGCCAATGTTTTTGCTGTTCTTGAGATACAGGTTGTAAATCAAAACGGCACCTCCACGGAACCGAACCGGCTTCCGTCCTTTATCTTGTCAAAGAACCACTCATACCGCCTGGCCATCAATTCCGCCGTAAAACGGCTTTCGAACTGGTCTCGACAGTCTTTTGGATCGATGGTGTGAACCTGGTTAATCAATGGAACGCCTGTGTCAATGATTTCATCCAAATTATCAGAGGAATAATGAAGCACAAAACCATTGACTCCATCCTTAATAAACTGATCCGTTTCAACGGAACATGGTTTTTGGGTCATGCTCATCCCGACGACTGGGGTCCCCATGGCCATTGCTTCAAGCATGATAATCCCCGCATGCTCGCGCCACGTTGAATTGTTCGTATAAAGCAAACACTTGGCCTTACTCATTATTTCGTACTTCATGGCATCGTCTACACCGCGAACCCAGAACACATCCTTATCGTCTATGTAGGGGGCAACTTCATTCCAGAAAGTGCCAGAGTTATAGGGCGGTCCCATGACAACAATTTTCAATCCAGCGGCTTTCGCAAGCTCTATACCAGTCCTTGGGGCTTTGCCGCCTTCCAGCTTTCCGATCCAGCAGGCATAATTTTCCTTGTCAGGTTGGAACTGATACAGGTTTTCAGGCAAACCGTAATAGATTTTGGTGCTGGGAACCCCGTCACCCAATAGGTCCTCTTGAAGTAAATTCGAATAGGAGATGATATTGAACGGATTTACCGGAAACTCGTATTTTGCATGCGTCCATTTGCACCATGTAAGCTCGGCATAGGGCCATAGCTCGAAAACATCCGGATTTCCTTTCCCAAAGTATCCACAAAAATAAACGTCCGGTTCGATGCCGGTTGTTAAAGAATATTTCACTGCGGCTTTAAAATGAACATCATATTGGTCATTCATAGGCTCAACGGGTATATATTCTTTGATGGGGATTCCGGTAAAATCAGATCCATCTCGCATAAAACAATAAACATCATGCCGTTTTGCTAACTCCTCAACCAAGTATAGAACGATGCGCTCTCCTCCGTAGCTCATTGATTTTGATACGGGGAATACATTATTAGTCATGAATATGGTAAGTCGCTTCATAAAGATCCTCCGAATGCTAATGACGGTTGAAATGGTGAGTCAATTTTGGCATTTTTCACCCTATTTTCATGAGCAGGCAATAACTGTAAATTGCTTAGGCACCAACATTTTGCAAAGTCAATATCTTCAGGTGTTTCATAATTAAAAACGGCATTTGGTATTTTATGGTCTATATGTAGGTCCCCATTTAAAAAGTCTTCCCATGTAAAACCTTCAGGCATGGTGCGTTTTAAATGTTTGGCAAGGTCATCTACCGTATAGCCAACCAGTTTTTTCCATGACCTCCCACCCTTCATCGCCAAGGACTTCCACAAGGCTGTCCCCATCCTCTGGGATAGCCTCCACTTCAAATTGTTTTTATTGTGCTCCCTGTTGCGCTTTCGGCTTATCCTTCTATATTCGGCAACTTTTTCTGGATTGTTTTTCTCAAATATTTTTACTCGCTCGTAGTGCGAGGACTTATTTTTTTGGTAATATTCCTTCTTTTTTGCCAAAATAGTTTCTCGATTGTTTCGCCTATATTCGGCCATCTTAACTTTCATCGAGTCCTTGTGGCTCATGTAGTATCTTCTTGTTTTTTCTGAGTGGCAAGACTTGCACATCCCAACATAGCCGTCTTTGTTTTGTTTTGATTTATAAAAATCGGTTAAGGGTTTCTCCTCACCACACTTGATGCAAATCTTCATATTTTTCTCCCGGCCACATCGCATGGGTATGAAATGTGGTCCACATACTCCAAGACCCGCTTATAGGGCCATGAATTGAGTTGCTTTAAGACGCCTGAATAGTAATGGGACCATGAGAACATCAGGTATCGTTGTGGTTGCATAGGCGGGTAAAACACCGCATGCTTTCCAGCTGACATCAAACCAAGAATATGCTCCAGCCACGGGTTCCTCGGATCGTCGTCATCGCCGTATTGCTTGTACAGGTACTCTGAACTCCTCAGACAGGCTACAATCTCCAGCCAGTCTGACACGCCGGGTGAGCACATATCCCTGGTTGTCATAAAAAAACGGGTGCTGGCCCACCAGTAATTTTCGAACCGTGGGTCAATAACAGGTGCGGGTGAGTAGGCGCTTGGGTATGAGATATACTGATACTTGCCTTCATCCAACCATTGCAGCCATTCATGGATCACTGACGGGTCATTGATAAAGGCGTTCATGTCTCCGTCAAAATGAACCAGAATGTCGCCCCTGGAAATGGTCATGGCGTTTAAAAAGTTCAGATCATTCCACTTCTGGAACGGCTCCCCCAAGAACTGTTCCGTATGTTTGTTGAGCACCAGGTTGTCTATGGTCCCTTCAGCCTGCCGATCCAGTAGCCATGTTTCGATATCCCTCGGCAGCCGTTCGTGAACGTCGATAAAGACCGTGGTCTCCAGATCATGGCCTTCAAAAAACCGGATCTTATTCAGAACCCCGTCCGTAAAGAAGTCCAGAGAACGGGTGCCGTTCATCATGGTGCCTTGGACGGTTTCTTCTTCCATAAAACCGGGTCTGGTATCGAGATTGATAACGAGACTGATCATAGGACCCTCTCCATCATGTCCCTCTGAAACTGTCTCAGTGTATACCCATCGAATGGCGACACCGGCTCTCCCGACATCGGGTGGAACCGCACATCCCCCGGGAACTCATAGGGTGAACCATCGGGGATATTGACACCCATCCGCACCGCATCCTCATCGCTGACATTTTCAATATGATCGATATGACAAAAGTAACAGTGGTTCGGCTTTTCGTTGAACCGCCCCGTTCGGCCACATTGTTTGCAAAAATAAATGGTCATATTTCAATCCCCCTACTCTGGCATTCGGAAAGCACAAAAGGCAGCGCCTTCTGACTCAAGTGTGTATCGTCCTGGTAATACTCATGCTGCTCAAAAATCTCGTAATTGTATGCCCAGTCGAACACCGACAAGCACCTGTCATCACTCCAGAATCTCATGTAGGCGTTAAAGAGCATGCCTGCCGCCGTGATATCCAGCCATGTTCCCACGGCAGAATCGATATCGTCATCCGGTTTCAGCTTAATGACGTGCGGCAACAAGGCGTACACCTCAAATCGATCCATATACGTCTCAAGCCCAGTCGTGTACCTGTTGACGATATCTTGGACCACTTGACACTTAGGCCCAGGTTGTTTCATCACATGACACCGGCAGTCGATCTCACCAAAGCTGAAAATAACCGTTGAACCTTCCGGTATTTTTGAAAGGTACTTGTCCACCGTAACCGTAACCGGGTGTTCAGGCTGACCGAAGTTGTATGCCAGATAAGCAGATACGTTTCCCGTCCTGAAGTTCGGTAGCAGATCCCCGTGGATATTGGGAAACCCTTCCGAGATATGGTCTTGCCCTGAGAAGATGGAAACGTGGCTGTCACCTATGACGTAGTTCATCGGTTCTCCTCCCAGTAGGACGGAATGGCGTAATGTGCGATTTCCGGTTTCGGGTCGCACTCAAACACATCTGCTTCCAACCCCAGGTGCTTTCGCCTGGCCTGGTTCCTGAGCCACTGTCGCTCAATACTGTCCCGACATCGGGAATCCTCTTTGCCGTGGTAATGGATAATATCCGCCTGAATGTTTTTGCTGGTGAACAAGCCTTCTTTCAGCCCAAACATAATGTGGTGCGGGGAATTGACCCAGTGCATACCAAGCTTGCGTCGAATGATCCGCAACTGGTAATCCGGGTATTGCCCGATCTGGTGAGATACAATCCAGAACCCGTCCTCTCCGGGAATGGCAAAGGGTGAATCCGGGAACCGCATCAGTTCATAGGACTTTCGAGACACATGCACACAGTCCACATCCATGCCGTTTTTGTCGATATCGGCCAGAAGGGATTTCAGTTCAGGAGAGCATTGTTCATCAAAGTCCAGGATAAAAAATATATCGTCCATGGGAATATACTGAAGCAGAATGTTGGACTGAATGACTTCTTGAGCATGGAACCATTTCTCCCACTTGTGCTGATAGACTTCGACTTTCTTGAACTCTTTCAACTCAATCACCGTATCGTCCGAAGAACAGCCGTCTATGACGATGATTCGATCCACCCAGGGCTCGTCGTGGATGTCACCGATCACGGGTTTGACGGATCGCTCCTCATTGAGGCATTTCATTGCGATGATCATAACAACCCCTCCAAAACATTTCTCACCGTCACAGGCGAGATTGAATTAATACACGGACTCTGACATTTCACCTTTCCCCGTTGCGGTGTGCTCCAGCAATGGCTCAACGGCGCACACACCTTCAACATATCCGGTTCCAGGTTAATGAGTTCGGCGCCGTGCTGCATCCTGGGTTGGACTACCCGTGCAGGTGCAGGTCCGTATAACACCACTGCATCGGTTCCCACCGCACCGGCCATGTGGCTCAAAAAACTGTCAACCACAACAGCTGCTTTTGCATGCTTCATCACCCAGGCAGACTCCCGCCATGAGAGTTTTCCACATAAGTCAATATCCGCGCCGCACCGAATGTCAGACGCGGCCCCCAGCTGAATCACAGGGATATCCAAACCCTTAATCACCTGATTCATGTGAGCGTAGGCCCGGTACTCTTTGCTGCCGCCTGTGGTATGAACCACAAGGTAGTTCCCGTCCGTCAAGAACCCTTCCGGTTCCACCGGGTCAATGAACAGCTCATCCGATTCCACATTACAGAAATACGGGTACATGCTGTAAAGGGTCACATCCAGGTTGTTCCATCCACCCGGAAGTATTTTTTCACCGTGCGGGTTATAGTGAACAAGGTACTGCTTAATCAGGCTTTCATCCCACTCGATCACCTGATCCAGGTAAGGGTTGTTTTCCACGATCCCGGCAAAATGCCGCTGGGTCATGTAAACCAGCTTCATCCCTTTGTGACGCTCTTTGATTCCCTTAAAACATTGGGTTGTCATGAGCACGTCACCGGCTGAAGAGTGCTGGGCGAACAAAACAGCTTCGATCTTTTTGACCTTTCTTTTTTTGGACGCGTCGTTTAAAAGGTCGTTGATATCATCCGTCTTTGAGATCCAGTCGTTGGCGAACTCAACGCTCTTGTGCCTCATTACCTGGTTCAGCTTTTCTGATTCAGCACACCGAATAATGGCGTCTCGGATATCCTCCACTCGACATGCTTTTGACTCAACCGATACGTTTTCACCCTTTCCCGACATCGGGACGAAAGCCAAATCCCGACAAGGGACCAAATACCCGGCGTCTTTCAACAGTTCCGTCTGTGCCGTTGTATCAGACCCGATCACCGGCGTTCCACAGAGCATGGCTTCAATGGGTGTCCATGACAGCCCTTCCTGCATGGAACAGTTCACCAAATAATCCATGGCATTGTATACCATCGGCATTTTATCCCTCGCATAGGTCACGCCCTGCTGTTTAGCCACCAGATCACCACTCTGAGCACCGTACATGCCGGCAATCTGCTTCAGGTTGTAAATCCCGTTCAGGTCGGTGTGTAGGTAGAGAACGGCTTCCGGAACGTCCTTTTTCGCCTCAAAAAACGCTTTAACCAGTCGTTCGGGAGACTTGCGAATCTGGTTTTGCCCGACAAAACCAAATATCTTGGCGCCTATCGGGACATTCGGGAAGACCTCCTGACGGGCCTTGAACAGATCATCCCCCTCCAAAAGCTTGAAATGCTCCCACCCGTTCAGACGGGGACGGTAATAACGGATTTTTGGAACGTGATCCTTGAGCATGTCATACCCGTACTGGGAGTACACACACGGGAAGTCCAGGTCGTTCAGGTGTGGCAACCAAGACTTTTCGAGAGACCAGAGATCGTATGGAAATATGGCAATCCATTTAAATTTCTTTGCGTCCCGCAAGTTCCGAAGATGCTGCCAGATGGGAAGATACCGCCAAAAGTCAATCCCGACCATGACCATGAAGTCGAAGGTGGTTTCCTGAATGATAGACAAAAGACGGTTCATGCCCCAGTAATCCTCCGGAATCGACCCGTTGATCAAGGTGTACGGCAAGGGATCAAACGCCACGGATGATGGGTTCACATTCCCGACAACAAAGCAGCAGGCCCGGTATTTGTCGTGATCCAGGTCATCCAGCATCGCTGCCAGCATGTTCGAATTTCCAGTTGTGCCAATGGGGGTTTCCCCAATGAATAATACTCGTTTCATGCTTTCCTCCAGGAGGATTGGTTTATCTTCGATCTTCTTCTACAATCAGGACGTCAACGTCCGGGTATCGCCTGGTTTCAATCGTAGCAACCATGTAATATTCACCTGAGTACGGTTGCCATCTGTCCATCACCTGAGCGCCAACCGAATGAGGCAGCAACACCTCATCTTTCTGTAATCCCAAAAGCGCCAGTTCGTTTTCCGTTTCAAGATCGTTTCCATAAAGCGCCGCCACCTGCATGGCATCACAGTTGTCTTTGATCACTTCCCACGCAGTTTCTTTATGGTACTGATTCATCGGATCGTCCCACGTTTCGCCACTGGGACGCATCAGCTCACCGCTTGAAACATTGCATTTATACAGAACTGCCTCTTTTTGAACCACGGCGTTTTCAAACAACTCCGGTAGCATGTTTGTGACAAGAAACCGTTCGCCAATGATGTCAAACTCGACCACATCGCCGGTAACGGCCTGGGTATCATATCCAACAGTGCTCCGACGAAAGCTCTCTATTGTAAGGGGCTTTGTAACCTGGGAAGAAAACTCCAAGAGTCCGTACTCACCCGATATGTTTCCCGCATCCCTGACAATGGTATAAGTTGATCCAACGTCAGCAATGGCTTCTTTTATATCGTCACCGACACTCATTTATGAATTCTCATTCGGCGTAATGACCGTCTGGTTCTCGCTATTATATGTGGTCTCCCGACCCGTTTGAGGTTCGTATGAAAAGCCCGCGTCTATTTTCGTTCCGGCGATGGCATAAGCACTAACATCCGCAAACTCGAACGCAAATTCATTTTGCGCTTCCACAAAACTCTTATCCAACATTTCAATGACTTTGGTATAGTGATCAAACCGATGTTGGAGATGGATATTCTTAAATCTGAACTTTGCAGCGGATTCCGACATCAGGAAAAAAAACAAATGCCGTTTGGCCCGTTCCATCAACCACTTCACTTTGAAGTCCGTTGATTGGGGAAGACTCCATCCCGTGTCCCGTTCGGCAGCGGATATGGCATTTTCATAATCATCCGAATCCAAGCTGGAGGACAATCCCTTCACTTCCGCTTGAACCTGCGCGATCATTTCGTCCCGTGTCATTGCTCTTACCTGTGCTTAATCGTCATATGACGTTTCAAAGCGGCTTCCGTTTTTCCGGTCCAACCGCATTCCTGACAAACACTTTGTTTTGCATCAACCACCTCGGGTTGACGGGTAGACGTTTTCTCTTGTTGCGGTACTTCATCCGATGGGTAATCTCCCCATGGCGATTCTTCCACAACGGGTTCTTCAGTCTCGATTTTCGTTTCCGTCACGGCAAATGGGTTCTCGGCCATGACTTTGACGGCACTACCTCCAACCTCTTTCAGAATATCACCTGGGATCGGGGAAACAGCGTCGTCAAACACTGTCCCCTTTCGCCAGATGCTAGATCCTTTCAATGTCACTAGAACTTCGATCCTCATCGATTGTCCTCCAGGTTAAGCGGGTTCAAACTCCACGGCGATAGCGAAGGTACCCATCTCCGTTGTAGGTGAAGCGGTCCTGGTGAGCGTCATGTCATAGGTAATTACGTCCCCGTAGGACACGTCATTCGCATCAGGATCAACAACCGCTTGTGTAACGCCGGTATCATCGTCAACCTTGGTTGTCTTGTTGGTGCTGGCTTCTCCGCTCACATGCGCGATAATCGGCGCAGTCGTCAGGCAAGTTGTGCCGTTAATCAGCACGTCGGCGGTCACTGACAAGGTGTTGGTATCATCCTTCCCACTGGCTCCGACCGACAACCACACATTGGAAATCTTACCGGCCACATTTGCCGCACCGAGCGGCATACCCGGACGACTGGCGGAAAACTCACCTGAAATCACCGCCATCATCGCAACCGAGTTATTGGCCGCCCACTGCTTACGGGCGCCGATGCTGGGGTATGGTCCACGTCTCTGTTCCATTCAGATCACCCCCTTTTAGGCTACCGTCAGTTGATAAACCGCGTCCTCATGATACAGAACCGGAAGGCCCTTATCCTCTACCCGCACAAAAATTCCATCAGGATCGCGTTTTTCCCAACGGTCAACCTGCTGGCCCCATCGCCTGTCAAGCTCATGAGGTGCTTTCATGAATTCAGCAATCGGTTCACCGTCAACATTATCCGCCCACATCACGAACTTATTGGTGGGTATAAACTTCTTGGTCATGTAGACATAATCCTCAGTCGCCTTGTAGCTGGACGAAAGAGTCCCGGTCGCCGTCAAGGTTCCGGAATTGGTGTTGACTGCTGTAATGGTTAAGGTTTCGGTTGTTTTCGCGGACACATCCAACACCGTCAGAGTGCCACCCACTTCAAAGTCAACCGTGGAATCCACATACACAGTATGGGGTCCGGCACCGGAACTGAGAGCCGTGGTCAACCATGCGCGAATCTGGTAAGCCTCGTCGTACAGGTGCATATTCCCGATACCAATCAGGTTCCCAATAACGCTCGTTGGGTTTGCGAACAAGTCGCCTTGACCGAACGAAGATTTTTGCAGAAGCGTCTGAATGGTATCGTCAAACACCATGTACTTCAGCACTTCACTGGTGAAGATGGCGTTGTTCAAAACACCGGCGTTGGCGTTACTGACTGCCAGTTTGGCCGCATAAATGTCCTGCACAATGTCACGCTTGGTCCCTTCATCCCACTTATAATCAGTGGCCAGAGACACCTTGTTGTCGTCCGGAATTCCGTAATCCAGAGTGATATACACCCCGTTTTTGTCCTTATACGTGAACCCGTCGTTACAGAGCATCTGCGCCCGCATCCACTCTTCCCTGCGGTAACTGCGGTTGCTCAGGTTCCTCACCTGGTTCCCAAGGGTCCTTTCCGCACTCTGGTACTTGCGGTCGGTTCCCACCTGTCGAATGTTGTTCAGAAAGGATGAACCAAAAAAGGTTCGTTCTTTCCAGAACGCAGCTTGCGCTGAATTCTGCCCAACACCGGGAATGGCCACGGCGGGAGACTCGGCGTCTTCAGCCGCGAACGGGGTTAAACCCCTGCTTCCGATCTGGGATTCCCACTCGATGTTGTCCGACTCATAATTAACAGCCGGAAAGAACTGGCTGAGAATCAAGTTGGGAGGCGTCATGTACTTCGTGACCAGCTTATTGAGAACTGTAAGCCTCAATGCTGATACGTCATTAATTCCAATAGGCATAACCTTTCACCTCCTTTCTTAGATGATCAGGTACGGCGTGCTGGCGGTCCCACCAAGGTCTGTCGCCACATCCGCGTTATAGTTATAAAGATTGTCCGAGTAGAACATGGCGTTCTTGATCACCAGTACACCCTGACCACCTTTGGCGTTCTCACCCACGCCGGTATCAACCGCCGCTTTCAAAACACCCGCAGCGCACACATACGGCGATGCCGTGGCGCTCTGGATGGTAATGACCGCACCCTTGGCAATGGTTTCCGAACCAAAAGAATTCGTTACCGTAATCTTCGCCATGTGGGTGTAGGTAGTTCTGTCAATGGCCGTAATAGCACCAAGGTCCGTGTTGCTCAGGTCGCTGTCGCCCGCAACCAGGTGGTCGCCAACCGCAAACTTGTAGCTGTCGTCCATGGTCACGTAACCGTCTGAACCTGTGGACGGATCGGCCACCAGAAACGCGGCACCGAACAAGTCCTCAACACCCGCAGCAACATTCCCCACCGCGTCAAGCCCGGTATAAGGTACATACTGACCCACCCGGTTCGTACTCTCCGTGATGATCCCCATAATGGCACCGGCTTTGATCACGCCGTAACCTGCGGGGATGGTAATCGCCCTCGCAAAGGCTTTGTCAGGATCGCTGTAAAACAACCGTTTCAGGTCATCCTGACCCCCCTGGTAAACATATGGTGTTTGTCCTAAAGGCATGTTACTTCACCTCCTTTCGCGTACCGCCGGAAGCGGCAAATATTCTGTCAACCAGGGCGTCATCCGCCTCGGCGTCAGCTTTCATTTTCTTGGTTTCGTCGTCCTCAACATCCCTGGACGCAAACCCGGTCCCCATCACAGACGATGTGGCACCACGTTTTTCCCAGTCCTCCACTTCGGCTTTCACCGCATCGGAGAACCCGGTCTTATCCAGAACTCCTTCCTGGACAAACTTTTCGTGAGACACCATGGTCTTCACTTTGTCGTGAAGCCGTACCGGAACGTCGCTGTTGGCGAGCGTCTTGGTCCAAATAGACTCAGCATCGGCCAGGATGTCTTTTTCCTGACGAATGGCTTCGGCTTTTTCCAACCGGCGAATCTTCTCAGTCGTTTCGGCCTCTTTTTCAGCCATGACAGCTTCTCTTTCACTGATTTCAGCACGCATCCGGTCCGTTACAGAACCTTCGATTTGCGCCACCAGATCCGGATACTTCTCTCGCAATTCCGCTGCATTCATGATTTTCACCTCCTTTTCTTCGGATTTCGTGTCAACTTGTTTTGTGGACATTTCAACGTCCTCCTCATTCGAGTTAGCGGTTAAATCTTCCAATATTCTTCCCGGCACCTCACTGAACGAAACCACTTCGTCCGCAAGACCCCGTTGGATTGCCTTTTCGCCCATGAACATACCTGCTTGGGTCGCTATAACTTCGGCCACCTTCAAACCCCGGTTCCGGGCAACGGTTTTCGTGAACAGGTCGTAATGATCCGCCACTTCCTCTTCCAGCATCATCTTCGCTTCATCGGACAACGGCCCATGGGGACTCAGGTCGGCTTTTCTCTCCCCTTTGTAGATCGTGGTGTATTTCATCCCGGCTTTGGCATCCGCTTCACTCTGGTCCCTGTGAACGGCAATCACGCCGATGGACCCCACATGACCGGTTCTGGAGAGAAAGATTTTGTCTGCCGCTGACGCAATGGCGTAGGCCGCCGAGAACGCACTCTCATTGGCACTGGCGTAGATGGGCTTTTCCCCTCGCGCTTCATAAATCTCATCCGACAAGTCCATCACACCAGACGCTTCCCCACCGGGAGAATCAATGTCCAACAGAATGGCATCGGTGTCCGCAGCAAGTGCGGCTCTAAACTCGTTCCGGATGTCATCGTAAGACTGAAGCCCGCTCATGGCATCCAACCCGTGGGTCCGGTTCACCAACGACCCATGGACTTTCACCACACTGATCGCCTTCGGAACGTCCAGTTCCTTGCGCCCGGTCGCTTCGTACCCGAGAGTCGCAAGCTCCACGTCCTCCACGCCAATCCGCTCTCCAATCACTCCCAGGATCACATCCAGCTTATCCGGCAGGATCATCAGCGGCGTGTTAATGACTTTGCTGGCCAGTCGGCTAAGGTTTAGTTTTGGCATTGTTCTGGTTCTCCTTCTTGATAGGTTTACCCTTCCCGTCCTTCTCCTGCTCCTCGGGAGGTGTGCCGCCGCGTCCCTGGTTGTCCCTTTCACCGTTACCGCTACCGTCCTTCTTCGGGACACCGGGCTGGCTGCCTTTGGCCGGTTCCGCCTGCAACCGCTCCTGGAGACCTTCGGCGTCCATGGCCAGTGGGAGTTCCGGATACTTCTTCTTTTCCGTCTCGTACTTGAGCCGCAGTTTCCGGAAGTTCCCGAACCCCATCTTCCTTGTCAGTTCGCTCAACGGAATGCCGGCAGTGTCGTGCAGGGAGGCGTGCTTCGAACCAAAGAACGCTCGGCTTCTGGCCTCGGCGTCGTTCACTTCGCTCATGGGAAAGGCGATGTCCACCAGCGCTTCGGGTTTTTTATCCACCTTAGCGAACTTCGGTTCCTGATTTTTAAAAGTCGTGGCTTCCTCCACCTTGAACTTCTCAGGGAACGCACTCACTTTGCTTTTCAGAAAGAAGACCGCGCTCCAGAAGTCGTAGCGGAGGAACTTTTCAAAGTAGTTGGTTTCGTCACTGGTCCGGTCGCTCATGGGACCCCGGCTTTCCTTCACCGAGGCGAACGTCCCCTTGGACTGGCCGCTCGACACGTCCTCCGGTTCGTTCAATCCGCTCGTCACCTGCTGCATGATGTCCGTATCAGAGTCCGAAATGTTGGGCAGGTTGGGATTAACGACCTTGATCTCCATGTTCGGCGGAAGAATCAGAGAGCCACCCGGAGTTTTGGGCGCCGCAATGCCGGTCTTTTGCTTGTCCGCGTCGGACATACTCATCCAGGTCATCCAGGCCCGAACGTCCGTGAACTGAAAAGTCCACAGGTAAGCACCGGCGGACTTTTTATGATCGATCTCGTATTTTTTTAGGGTTTCCCAATGGGTCAACCATTCAAGGATGGTTCTGACGTAACTGATGTTCCGTTTGGTGATGGTCGATTTATCCCACTCGACAATGAAGCGGTTAAACCCACCGATGCTTTTAAACTTCTGTTTTGAATTCCGACTGCCGTTCAACGCATCGGATGAAAACCCCCGCTGGGTTTTAGCAACGCCGATCAACTCAGGGTATCGGGCAATGAAGATGGAAGGGATCTGCTCTTTAACGTCACCGTCCTCCACGCAATAGATCAACGGCATGGTGGTTTTCTTCGGATGGTAAAGAATCCCGCTATCGACCTGGCCGGACTTCACGCAAGCCGGGTCAATAAAGTCCACCTCGACGAACCCGTCCTCATGAACCGTCAGACACAACCGCAGTTCACCTTCGATCAGGCTCCTGAGCACGTACTTCGGCCAGAAGTTGTAAAGGCGGTTCCTGGGGTCCAGCTCGGTTTCTTCAATGGCCGCCTGAATCTTTTGAATATCAGAACTGACTTCAAACCCAGCGCCGACCAATCGCCCAGCCAAGCCACGGAGCGCCGTGTTCACCTGGGGCGTCCGATGATATTTCAACCAGCATTGTTCCTGGAGAACTTCTCGGGTTAGAGACGAATCGTCTTTATTTGAACCGGATACGGAAAACCCGTCCGTGTCAGACAAATACGCACCTGTCCCACGGCGATCCCCTGTGTCAGGATCGTACTGCCACGGGGTACTCATGCTGATGCCGGGATACTCCCGCATCATGGCTTCCAGGTATTCATCCGGAATATCGTCAACGCTTATTTGTTTCTTTTCAGTCATGGTCCCCAAAATAAAAAAGCCTGCACAGGAAACAGTGGAGGTGGAACTGTTTCCTATCCAGGCTTTCGTGAAGCTCACTTAGTGGAAGATTTTATGCGGCGCTCGATGGCGCTCAAACTACCTATAGTTTATTAATGTAGCCGCATTTGCGGCATTTAATCTCTATTCCATGTTTTCTCTCTTTAAAAGATACGCCAGCGATAAACAAAAACCCCGAACACCTCACGCAACACACCTTAGCCGATTCCTTGTCGGGTCTATCTCTTAAAAATTTCTCATAAGGCCGCGTTCGTGCTACCATGTTAACAATCCCTTAACACATGTTAATTAACACTGTCAAGCTAATTTAATACACTTGAGACACTTTTTTTTCAAATTTTTTCTTCTTTTTGACAATAAACATTGACAAAAAGGCATAAAAATGGTTTAAAAACCGCAATATAAGTACAACCATACAAGGAGAAACAACATGGAATTCCTAAGCGTCGAACAAGTGGCTGAAAAGTTAAGCGTCAACAAAAGCTGGATTTACATCAAAGTCCGAGATAAAGAAAACCCCATGCCCTTCATCCGCGTCGGCAAGTACCTTCGCTTCGTATGGGAAGAAGTGGAAGAATGGGTCTTAAAGAGCCGGTAATCACTGGTAACTCGCAACCAAGCTGCGGTTCGGGTAAAAAAACCCGAAACTCTTCATCCCCTTCCGCTCCCTGAAGCTGTCAACCCCCAAGCTCAACCCACCGTAGATGGCACTGCCGAAGGCGAACATGCAGTCATCCTGTCGGCCATACTTCTCCCTCTTCTCAGGACTTCCGAACTTACCCTGGGTCGAGGAGGGGTTGTGGTCGAACACTGTCAACTCCTCTTTTAACAGGTCGTCATCTTTATGGCCCCGTACCCACACCCTCGGCGTCTTGAACCGACCGTTCTTGTACGCCAGGAACAGTTCCGTGAACATGGTCCTCTGAATGGAATACGTCGGATAGTAAATATGATCCGAAATATTATTCTCCTTACACCAGTTCACCAGATCCACCGCGCCCCACCGTTCCGTCCCGAAACTGTCAATCCCGTCGAACTCGTCTTTTATGGCAATCAGCGTGTCCTGGATCACTTCTATGGAATGATCCTCGATCACCGCCAGGTGCAGCAGGCAATACAGGTATCTCGGCGCTTCAGCTTCATCCACCGGGTACGGGTTCGTGCGGCTTCCCATCAACCCCTTCGCCAGAGCAATCACAATGGTTCGAGCCGCCGTTCTGGTTTTCATGGGGTCGGCACGGTCCATCCCGGTCAAGATCGCCCAGTCCGTGTCGTACAGTTCGCTCAAGTTATTCAAATCATCAAGGGTCGCCATGGCCGGCTTCCCACTCACCTTATCCCTTAATTCATAAACACTCGACACCGGCCACAGTCTTTTATCCATCCCTTCAAAAATATGAGAATGCTGCTGCTCCAACTGACTTACAATCTCGGGGTTCTTGACTTCGTCCAACTCCGGATCACCGTTGCGGCGAATAATCTTCTGCTCCTGCTGAATCAATTTATTCTTGGACGTGATAATTTCCATCAGCGCCGGGTGGACGTTCACCTGTTTATCAACACCGATGTAATTACTGGCTTCAATCAACTCATCCGTGAATACCCGTTCGGCGCCGGCAGACCACAGATTCTTAAAATATCGCTCAAATTCCCCGAACGGAAACTTCTCCTTATAAGAATCAAGCTGCTGCTGGGTCATGTTCGGGTTGAAAAAGTCCTTGTACGATCCCTTCGGACTGCTCCGATAAGAAAAAAACAACGCGGGGTCTTTTTGTTTGCGGTAGGTCTCGTACAGCCTGAAAAGGACGTGGCTTTTTTCCGATACCGTAGAGTCGATCAATCCCAATGCGTTCGGGATATTTCGTGTGGAACCGTCAATCTGAACAAAAAACTTCGGGTTCTTCATATCAAACATCTCTGAGAAGCTGTACGCTGAGATATTGGACATGATCCCGCTAAATGACGATATGGCCCGTATGATGGACTGACGCTTCCGGTTTCGGTCCACCAGGGTAATCTCTTTCTCCTTGATGTTCTTCCGGCCAATCATTGCCAAGAGCCTCGGGGAGTTCAAAATAATGTCTCGAATAATATCGTAGTGGACAAACTTCACCTGGGACGCCGAATTCGCTCCCAGCACGATCTGTTGCCGTGGCCAGTTGAAGAACTTCCACATGATGATCAGACACACCAGAAGGCTCTTGCCGTCTCCACGCTGCCAGCACAGAACAATCAGCTTATGGATAAACCGATGGTCTTCCATGCGAAGCGCTTCCTTCAGGATCTCCTGCTGCCCTTCCCACATATCCCGGTAGGACCTCCCGGTGTCGGGGTGCTTCGTATCCGGTAACTTGCCCATCAGAACCCACTTGGGAATGTTCTCACCAATCGGATGGATGGATACCCGGACATTATCGTTGCACCAGGCAATCATCCCTTCTCCACCGTTCCTGTATTTATCCGCGTCGTAGGCCATTAAATTTTTTCCATGCACTGGTTTAAAATATATGAAAGATGTTGCCTCTTATCAAAGTTACACAGAGAGTTGTACCTCGGACGATACGCCTCAATATTCGCTTTTTCAACAGCGTCAAGCTCGACAGCACTGACGTGGATTATCGCAAAGCTGTCAAACTGCTTTTCGCCATCCCTGACATGCGATGCAATTCTGCCAAAGACCTCTTTCGATTGGCCAATATAAACAATCTCGTCCCCGTCATATAAAAAATACACTGCCGGCGTCGTCGCTTGATCCAACGGAACACGCAGCTTTAATACATCGGCTTCTTCGTAGACGTAACCTTTGTTCCTAGACTCAACACTTTCAATTTCATTCCATAGCCATAAAGGGATATAAACAGCATCGTCCTCATCGCAGAGGACCTTCTGGTTCGTTTTGTTGCCGTAGGCTAAAATTGCTGAAAAGGCATCGTGGTCACTCAAGCGAAACCTTTCCGTAATTTTCCTGATATTGACTTTGCGCATAAACCCGTGATACTCCCGTCCCTGCTAATTTAAACTCCTTGAGTTAAATTAACTCTCTTCATCCTGGGACATGCTCTCATAATACCCAGGATCACCTCGCTCTAACAATTCCTCCATGGACTGCCCCTGCCCACCCACAGGCGCCACCCCACCGTACTTCTTCTTCCACTTATCATTTACCCCTAAATCCCGTATCTCCTTGCCAATACAACGAAGAATCTCCCGTATCTCAGCAAATACCGGGTGAATCTTAATGCTCCCCTGCTTATTCACATGCGATATCCTTTGGACCGAGTACGCCTCCTTCTTCATTCGAATCAACTGGTGGTACAACGGAATCAAGTGAAGACCAACCCGCTGCAACTCAACATCATTGCACAAATCCCCAATACCACGCTCTGGGTCGCAGCTAATCAAGTTATCGAAAATATTATTCATATATTTGACTTCCAAGCGACACTTCCCACCCTTCTCGTAGGGACAGTCATCGTAAACACAACACCTATCGTCGCATCTCGTCGCAGGGTCCCACCTTAATATCGCCCTGTCCCCCAACATCCCC